AGAGAAAGCAAAGTTAAAAGCAAAAGCAGATTTGGCAGATTTAGTTAAAGGTCAAATGAATAAGCAATCAAAAATATTTGCAAAGGAAGTTGGTGCTAGTGTAAAGAATAAGAAAGTAGCAAATGATTTTGAAACTGTAACAGTCAATGAAATTAAAGCAACTGTAGTAAAAGGTTATGAAATATTTGAACAAGATGTTACATTAACTGTTAATGGTAATTATAGAGCATGGGTAGGTTTAAGATTACCTCTTGGTGAGTTTAATAAATTGTATGAATACAATGCAGAGCAAATATTAAATGCTTATAAAGTGCAAGATAAATCTAAAGAAGCATACTCTAGTCTTATGAATAAAGACGAAGGTTCAGATGAAAATAGAAATATTCAGTAAACCTGATTGCATCTATTGTGATAAGTCCAAGACTCTATTAAAGGGTCTTGGATTTACTTATATTGAGAGCAGTATTAATGATTTTGAAAGTAAAGAGCAGTTTCTTGAGGCGATAGGTAAACGTGTAAAAACTGTTCCTCAAATTAAAATAAATAGTAAATTAATTGGTGGTTATAATCAATTAGTAGAATACTTTGCTGATAAAGGTAAAGTAAATTTTAAAGGAGAGATTATAAATGAGTAAAGATAATATAATAAAATTTCCTAAAAGCAATATAAGAGAAGTTAAGATAAGAGATATAGCAAAAGATATTGCAAATCAAATGACACAAATAAAAGAACAAAGAGAATTAATAGACGAACAAAAAAAATATATCATAGAAAGTATTTTGAATGACAAAAGATAATATAATACAATTTCCAGGTAAACCTTTTGATAAGAAAAAAATAATTACAGACAAAAAAGAAGTATTAAAGATATCAAAAGAAATAGAAGAACAACAAACAAGAGAGTTTGTGGAAGCATGTGTTGATGATGTTGCATTACATTTAATAAGATTTTTCTATGATTTAAAAATACAAGTGAACTCACCACAATTTACAAGAGATTTTGCTATGGTAATTGATACAATTAGAGGTTTAGTTTATAGAGATTTTGGTACAAAGCATCCATCTCAAAAATTAGTAGATGAGATAGTATCACTTTTTACAAGCAAGACCAGAGGACCTAGTGCAAAAATAGATTACAAAAGAATTTTAAAAAACGTGAAAGACCAAAAGAAAGAAGCATTTAGCAAAACATTAAAAAAAGATTTAAAAGAGATTGACGAAAATGATGGTGTAGGATTTGACCCAGATTTTGATGTATAAATATCCATATGAATTGAAGGAGAAATTATGGTAGATAATAGATTTAGAGTAGAAAATTTAAACAACCCACCTGGACAACCAAAGGGTAAAGATAATCCAAACTTAATATCCAGAAAAAGTATGGAAGCATTTGCTAGAACATCTGGTAAAAGCAGTAAAGCAACATATCACGAGATATTAAAAAGAATTAACAATGCAAAAGATAAACCAAAAAAGTTGCAGATATTAAGAGATTATGATAGTGAACCATTAAGAATGTTAATGAAGGGTGCATTTGACCCTAGTATTAAATGGGATTTACCGACAGGTACACCACCATACAAAGCAAACGAGGCGCCAGTTGGTACACAACATACTTGGTTAGCAGATGAGTCAAAGAAATTATGGCACTTTTTAGTAGGTGGTAATCCTGGTTTATCAAAAACCAGAAAAGAAACAATGTTTATTCAAGTTTTAGAAAATTTGTCTAAAGAAGAAGCAACATTATTAATTAATATTAAAGATAATAAATTAAACAAAGCATACAAAGGTCTAACTGCTAATTTAGTAAAAGAAGCATTTGGATGGAATGATGAATTTATGAGGAAAGAAGATGTCTAAATTAATACGTTATAAACTAGAAGTTCCAGGTGGTTCATATGAACACAGTAATTTGACAATACTAATTCTAACAATATTAAAGCATAGATTTACACACTTGATAAAAGACGGTAAATGGATGGATTGATGCGACCAGACGAAGATATAATAAGAGATATCAATGATATCATTAAAAGACAGATACAACCATCTGTAGAAATGCATGGTGGTGTCGTAACTTTAGAGAAATATGAAGATGGTGTAGCAACTATGTTTATGAGTGGTGCTTGTAGTGGTTGTGCATCATCTGATTATACTCTCCAACAAGGTATTTTACAATTATTACAACATTATATACCTGAAATCAAAAACATACAAAAAATAGAAGACCCTAATTCGACTGTAGACCCATATTTTACTTGACATTTACACCAGTTATGCTATTATAATAGTATACTGATTCGAAATGATAACAAAAGGAAAAAATATGATAAACAATGATAAAAAATTAGATGTAGCAATAACAAATTTAACGACATATTGTATTCAAGATTATATAAGATGGTCAACAAATAATGGTGCAAAAGAACTAAGTGACTATTGTAAAAAAGAAGTTGAAAAAGGTCTTGGATTTAAAGTTAAAAAAGGTTCAAAATACATAAAAATACTTAGAGAACAAGGTTCACAAGAATCTGTGTGGGGATTCATAGTTGCTAGTGAAAAAGATAAGAAGTTTCAACTTGGTGATATACTTATGGCGGCGGGTTGGAGAGGTCCAGCGAGAAATAAAGCAAGAGGAAATGTCTTGTCTGGTAACTACAATAGTAGATGGACTGGTCCTAATTATCTTAATTAGGATTTTTTCTTGACAATGCTAATAAAATTTAGTATAATTATAATATGATTCGGGAGATTAATATGATAAAAGAAAATATAAAAGCAGATGAAGTTGTAGAATCCATAGCACGAATGAATGCAAATGAAAGAGAAAAGTTTGTAAAAATTATGGTAAATAAATGGACAGAGATGTCAATGCAAATATCAAATGCAATAGACCAAGAAGTATATGATGTGAAAAATTATGGATAAAGTAATATTATTTTTAGGTATGATACTTATAGGGTATCTTACCGTATTTAATGCTCATTCAGAGCAAGTTGATGTGACCGAAGTGTTAAAAGTAGAACTAAAACGATTAACACACAAACATTCTTTAGAAATAATTGCAGTGATGAAAGAATATTTACCTGCTATATTAGACCAAGTCGCACAAGAATTGCGATATGATGCAGACCAGAAATTTAAGTGCAGTCTTTTAAAAGATACTGCAATTAAAGACGACTGTTAAATTTTTATTAATATATTATGAAAGGACCATTATGTCAAAAGAAATAGACACATACCTAAAATCACTAATTAAAGATATACCAGATAAACTAGACCGTTTTTACACCTCAAATGAGAAATCTATGGTGTATTATGTGGGTAACTTCGCAGAAGATGTACTAAATAACTTTACAGAGAAGCAATCTGATAAATTATTTAAGAAAGTACGAGGTTATCACGATAATTACATTTTTGTACAACGAAAGTTACAAAAAGATTTAGACGGATACGAATACATTGTCGCAAAAAAATAAAATATCTTGGAAAAGTCGATTACTACTACTATTGCACACTTGCATAGTGGTAGTAGTTGCTTATGGTGTAGGTACATTTTTACCTAATGAATATGCTTATAAGAAAATATCAAACAAAATAGAAGAATTTTATACAGGTTGGGCGTTAAATATAGGGTTACATGAACCTAGTTTTGAATATTCAAATGATGCTACTTTTGTAAGGTCAATGTATAAATGTATCGATTTTGTTAACTTCACAACACCAAAAGAAGAACGTATTCCTTATGAGATGATTACTGGTATGGCATCCTTAGAAACAGGTTATGGTACAAGTAGATTTGCAAAAGAGGCGAATAATCTTTTTGGTATCAGAACTTACAATGAAAAAATACCACATCTATTAATAGAATCAAAAACAACGTGGTATGGTTGGGGAATTAGAAAGTTTGAAAGTAAGTGTCAATCAGTTGAATATCTAGTAAAATTACTAAATAGTCATTATGCTTATGAAGATTTTAGAAAGAAAAGACAACAAATGCTTGACAAAGAGCAAGACCTGGAAACAGAGGAACTGTTAAGAACTTTAACAGGAATATTTCACACAACACAAGATTACACAGAGAGGGTATTAAAACAAATACCTAGAATAAGGAAACATATGCAATGATATTTACCTTACTAACATTTTTTTCAGCAATATCTATATCCGTAATCGCCGCCGGATATAGTATTATGGGTTTAGCAACATTATTTTCAGGAGCAGTCATTCCCATCATTGCTATGGGTACTGCACTAGAAATAGGTAAACTGGTAAGTGCAAGTTGGTTGTATCAAAACTGGAAGAATAGCAATGTATCAGTATTTCTGAAAACTTACTTATTTAGTGCTATTGTCATATTAGTGTTTATAACATCAATGGGTATATTTGGTTTCTTATCAAAAGCACATTTAGACCAAGTTAAACCCACATCAAATAATGCTATACAAATAGAGTTATTAGATAGTAAAATAGACACACAACAAAAAAGAATAGACAGGTCACAAAATACTATTAATTTATTAGATAAAGCATTAGATGTTTACCTTGAAAAAGAGTATGTCACAAGAGGTCTAAAAGAACGAAAGAAACAAGAACCTGAAAGACAAGCATTGAATGAAGAAATTACAGACGCATCTAATATATTAGGTCAACTGATGCTAGAAAAAAATACAATTAAAATAGAGCAAGATAAAATAGAAGCAGAAGTAGGTCCTCTAAAATATGTCGCACAATTAATATATGGTGATGATGCAGAAGATTACTTTGATTCGGCAGTTCGAATCGTTATCATTATATTAGTATTTGTTTTTGACCCTTTAGCAGTATTATTGCTCATATCAGCAAATATATCATTAAGAGAAAGAAATGATAAAAAACAGTTGACAAAAGTGAATGAAAAGGATATACTGGTACAGAAACTAGAAAAAATATCACATTCAGAAAAAATTAAAGATAAAAAATTGAGAGAGTTGAGAAAAAAAGAAAGAGATTATAAAAAGTTTGTACATAAGTTAGGTGCAAAAGAATTATCAGATTTAAATGCTGATGAGATAAAAGTTAAATTAGACCAGATTATGGATTGGAATGAACAAGCAGATAATCAAAAACCACAAGACATATCTGAGCAATTTAAACCTAAAAAATATTTGGAGGTAGATAATGACGGACTTAATAGAAAAAAGAATAAGTAGAGCAGAAAAGGCAAAAGCAAGGTGTGTAGACACCGATATGATAAACTTTTGGGATAGAGTTATAAAGTATTTTGAAAATAAATTAGAGAGGACATATCATTAATGAATATATTTTACCTTGATAGATGTCCAGTAAAATCAGCAGAGATGTCATGTGATAAACATGTTGTAAAGATGATATTAGAATCAGCACAATTACTTTGCACGGTGCATAGAGTGTCTGATGGTATAGAATACTATGATAAAACTGCTAAAGGTAGAAAAATAAAAAGATGGAAACACCCAAATAGTAATTTAGAAGCAACACTATATAAAGCAGGTTGGTTGAAGCACCCTAGCACACAATGGTTATTTGAAAGTCCTTTTAATTACGTTTGGTTATATGAACATATGATGGCGTTAAATGAAGAGTACAAAAAAAGATATAATCATAAAGAAGACCATTTAACAATACAAAAACTAGGTGATGCATTAAAATCATTACCTACAAATTTTAAAAATGAAGATGCATGGGAAACAGAACCATCACCTGCAATGCCTGAATATTGTAAAGTCAAAGGTGATGCAGTAGCATCATATAGAAAGTATTACATTATGGAGAAAAGAAGATTTGCAACTTGGAAATCACCTGCTACTACACCTGACTGGTATGTAAAAGGTATTAATAATTTAAAGGAGAAAGAATGTCAAAGTCAATGAGAAACGATATGATAGATGCAGTAAGAGTATCTTGTGAAGGTCAATTACAGTTACATAAAACCAATATAGACATATATTTAAATAAGTCTGTGGGTATAGGTGAGCATAGTGATATCATACAAACTATAATTAAAGAATTAGAGCAAGTAGCAAAGTATGAAGAACTATTGCAAACTTTAAACAAACATTTTAATAAAGAAACAACACACGAACTATATGAAAATAAGTAAGATTCCTGGTTTAGGTAGTTTTGGTATATTCGTAGACGACTTAAAGATAGACGATTTAAATAATGATAGATGGTTGTTATTAGGTGAAGAGCATTTAAAAAACTTAGTAACAATTATTCGTGATGTTCAATTCAAAGATGCAGGTGAGTATAAAAAGTGGATGAAAAAATGGGGTAATCCACTTTATTTACCCATGTTAGCATTAAAGAAAAAATACAACATCAAAAAGTGGACTGCTTATGATTTCTTTAAAATGGATAAAGAAGATAAAAAGTATATAGAAGATGTTAAAAGAATGGTCGTATCAGCAGATGGTAGATTTAATAGTGTGTTGAGAGTTACAGAGAACAGAACATCTGATGATAAACCTATGGGTCTATTTGGTAGAGGTGATTTAGAATGGCACTGTAATGATGGTGGACTGCTATATTCTATTCCTGGTATATCATTATGGGGTCAAAAAAATATGACCAATAGTAGCACAGGTTTTATGACAACAGTTGATTGGTATGAGGAACAACCTGAGAGTGTTAGAAAAGAATTAGATGATGCAATTGTGATACATAAATATTCATCACAACAAGTTAATCCAAACGGTGAAAAATATGATGATGAGGTTGTAAGCAGAAACGTATTCTGTGATGGTAATATAGCATCAAAATTACATAATGATGAAAACCTACCAGAAATACCTTTGGTTAGAAAATCTTTATATGGATATCGTGGTATACATTTAAGTACATCATGTTATCAAATCGTAGGTTTATCAGTAAAAGAATCACAAAAGTTTTTCGACCATTTACGAAAGTCATTGTTTCAGGAGAAATATATTTACAGACATAAATATAAGAAAGACAATGATTTATTGATTTTTGATAATACTATTACATT